CTGCCAGCGCTTCGCGAGGGCTCGGATACTCCCGCCTTGGCGTTTCAGTTCCTCGTACCAGACGTAGGCCATGCCGATGGCGTGCACGACGCTCGGGTCGGGCAGCGGAGCCCCGTCGGCTGACCGGCGGGACAGCAGGCCGCGGCCGTCCGGGGCCACGAGCAGGCGCCGAGCGTCGCCGCGGGCGAGCACCGCGTCGACGGTCAGGCGGGTGATTCGGCCTCGGTGCTCAACGGTGGGCGTGAGCGGGCATGTGGGGAGGCCCGGATTCAGCTTGGCGGCGGGGCGACGGCCCGCCGCCTTGGTCGATGGCTGCGTGCCTCTGTCGCTGGCGAACCCCGCCACGCACGCCGCGGCGCGTTCCGCTGTCAGATCGATTGCCACGCGGTCGGGCGCGATGATGGCGGCTTCGATGATCTCCCGGATCCAATGGTCGCGCTCGGCCGGATCGCAGCGGCCGAGATCGGCACCGTGTACGGCGCGGAGGTGGTCCAGGACCAAAGCGCGGGCGAGGTCGTCCACGCGCTGCGCGTTGATCGACTTGATCGGGCACGTTCCGTAGCCCAGCTTGATCGCCTTCTGGCTGATGTAGTACCGAACGAGCTTCTTCGGGTCCTTGGGATTGGACTTTGGTGGCGGGCGCTGGACGGACCCCGGGCTCATCCGCGAGCCTTCCGACGTCCGGATCTTCCCCTTCAAGAGGTGGGTGTGCGTCCAGCGACATCCGACTTCACGTTGGGCCTTCGCTATCTTCGTCTGCACGCGATCCCACAGGTCACGCTCAATGATCGGCTCGTGCAAGCCCGGGTAGAGGTCCGTCTTGCCGCCCCGGGTGTGGACGATCTGGCCGATGTAGAGCGGGTTCGTGAGGGTCTTGTAGATGTGCTGGGCGTCGAAGCGACGACCGCCGTGGCGACTCCCACTCCCACCCTCCCAACGTTTCGTGGTGTGGCCCGCGTCATTGAGCGCCGCGGCGACCCCCACAAGAGAACCCCGGGTGAGGTAGCCGTGGAAGATTGAGAGGACGACCTTGGCTTCTTTGGGGACGATCCGGAGCCCGCGCTGGTCGCCGCTGCCCTCCAGTCGGTACCCGAGTGGGGGCCGACCGCAGACCCAAACCCCTTTCCGCTTCGTTGCCGCGATCTTGTCCCGGATCCGCTCTCCAGCCACCTCGCGTTCGAACTGCGCGAAGGACAGCAGCATGTTCAGGGTGAGCCGCCCCATCGAGGTGGTCGTGTTGAATTGCTGCGTGACGGAGACGAACGAGACCTTGTGCTCGTCGAACGTCTGCATGAGGCGGGCGAAGTCCGCCAGCGACCGGGAGAGCCGATCTACCTTGTACACCAGGACGACGTCGATGCGGCCGGTCTCGATGTCGCGGAGGAGGCTCTGGAGGCCGGGGCGGTCGGTCGTGCCCCCGGAGTAGCCGCCGTCGTCGTACCGGGTGTCGACGGCGACCCACCCCTGGTGCTTCTGGCTCTTGATGTAGTCCTGGCCCGCCTCGCGCTGGGCGTCGAGGGAGTTGAAGACCATGTCGAGGCCCTCCTCGCTCGACTTGCGGGTGTAGATGGCGCAGCGGGTGATCATGGTGTGGGGGGGTTGGGGTCCTTCCGCCGGTCCGCCAGCCCAAAGAACCGGGGGCCTGACCAGCGCGAGCCGGTGATGACCCTGGCGATCTCGCTGAGGCTCTTGTACTGCTGGCCCTTGTAGCGGAATGCCTTCCCGCCGTCGAGCACCTCGACCTCATGGGTCCGTCCTCGCCACGTCCGCACAAGCCGGGAAGCCGTCGGCAGCGTTGCCGTGACGGCCGCCCGGCGAGGGCGAACAGGAGGGGATTGCGGTCTGGGCGATCCTGCGCCTGAGGTTGGCCGAGTCTTCCGCGCGGCGACCGCGTCACGCATGGCGGCCTTCAGCAGGCGCCGCGTCGTTGCGTCGAGGTCACCGGACTCCTCGACCTGATGCCTCCAGGCGATCTCTCGGGTGAGCACGAACTTCTGGGCGGGGGGCGAGGACCGCGGGCCGAGTAGCTCCGTCCACAGGCGACGGAGCACCGCGACCCGCATCCGGAGCAGGCGACGGACGTCGCCCGCCTCGAGTCCGCCTCGGTGGAACCACTCACGCAACTCGCGCAGCGTGCTGGGCAGTTGAGGCTGCGGGGTGGTCATCCCTTCTTGCCCCGGGCACCCTTGAAGGCAAAGTGCCCCGGCGAAACCCGCGTGAACCGCGACTCGCCCTTCTTGACCTTGATCTCCCGGATCATGGCCGCGTACAGCGTGGCGGCGGGCGTCTTCCCGCCCGGGCTGGTCCAGAGGCTGGCCCGCTGCATGCGATCGATGAGGTCGCTCGCCTGGACGCCGTCGTGGGCCTCGGCCCCCTTCAGGCCCTCCAGCACCTTCGCCGCCGCGTCTAGGGCGCCCAGCCCGCGGGCGGGCTTCGGCTTGTTGCGGGTGGGGGCCTTCGCAGGCCTCTTGGTGGGGCTGTTCCTCGCCCCGGCCTTTGGGTCCGCCTTGGTGGGGGAGGGGGCAGCGGTAGCGGCTTGTGCGGTTGTGGGGATGCGGGGAATCTCGAGGCGGGCGCGGCGGCGTACGCGCGCGCGGGTCTCGCTGGGGGCGGTCGCCGCAGGCGGCGTCGGGGCCGCGTTGGCGGCAGGGGTGGGCTTGGTGGAGGTTCGGGTGGGGGACATGATGCGTCTCCTCGGCCCGGGGCGCGGTCCACGCCGCCCACGCGGGCGGTTGCGGATGCGGCCTCGGGCCGCACCATGAGTGGCTGGACATGGGGGACAGGCAAGGCGTGTTGGCCGCACGGGCGGCCTGAATCTGCACAATTCAGCGCGCTGCCGCGCATGTTGGCGCGAAGTCCCGACGAAGCCAGGCCTTTCCCTTGGAGTCAGTGGTTGCGTCGCTCTTCCTGCTCGCGGCGGGCGAGTTCGCGGTAGTACTCCGGCGGCGGCGGGCCGCCGAAGCGGCTGTCGTACCTGACGAAACCGGTGTCGATGTCGCTGATGCTCCAGTGGTTGAGCGGCGCCTTCGCCGTAGCAACCGCCATCTCCAGGGCGTCGGGGCCATCGTCGTGCTTGCCTAGCGGGAACGCCCGCAACTGCTCCAGCAGCAGTTGGTGGCGGCGCGAGAAGACGAGGTGGCCCTGGCTCACCTCGGTCTCGAGCGCGGCGATGCGTTGCTGTTTGCCGGCGCGATTCTTGATCGCGTTGACAGTGAACGGAATACCTTGAGCACGGGCTCGCCGCTTGAGGTCGTCCACCATGAGCTGCTGGAACTGGTTCGCCTCGACGCCGAAGTTCGAGATCCGGTACATCTTGGCGTAGGTGATGATCCGCTCGATGGCCTGGTCCGGGGTCATCCGGGCGAGGTCGGCGGCGATCACGTACCGCGTCTGAGACTTCAGCGGCTGGTAGAGCAGCACGATCGCGGTGTAGTCCCCGCGCGTCGGGTCGCCGCCCAGGCTCGGGTCGCAGGCTCCGAAGACCGACCCGTACTTCCCGAACCTCTTCACGAGCTCCTCGGCGGACTGGAACTGGTCATCCCAGTAGACCATCTTGGCGGACGCGAAAATGCACTGCTGTGGGTCGAGGGGCTCGTTCTGGAGCTCGGCCTGGAACGCCGACTCTCCCTCGCGCAGGCGAATCCGCATCAAGTGCTCATAGCTGTAAACCTCCGGCCAGAGGACCTTGCCGCTGTTCATGGCAGGGTTGTCTGTCAAATATGCCGTCGCGGCGTCGGCGCCTGTGGCATCCTTGTAGTTGTCCTGCCCTCGGAGGATGGAGGCCCAGCGGTCCCAGAGGTCCGGCCGGTCGCTGAACTCGACGACCGCCCGGTACTTCATGGCCTTCCACCCCGGCGACTTGTGCGGGTCGAGGAGATTGGCGAGCAGTGAATCGTGGTGGAAGACGGTGCCGACGACGATGACGTTCGTAGACGGGGTGCCCGCCTTGAGCAGCGTGGAGTTGAACCAGTCGGCCAGGTTCCGCCGCTGGTCCTCGCTGATCACCTTGAGCTTGTCCTCGACGTCGTCGGCGATGATCAGGGTGGGGCGGTGCTTGCCGTGGCGGGCGCCGCGCAGGTTCTGGCCGGCGGAGTAGGAGGCGAACAGCGACCCAGAAGGGAGCAGGATGCTGCCCTTTCGCCACGGGGCGACCTTGCGGGCCTTCCAGAGCTCGGGGAAATCCGACTGCAGCAGCGGGTTGGATTCGAGCTGCCGCTTGACGTGGTCGAGCAGCTTCGAGGCCTGGTCGGCGGTGCCGGAGACCACCACCACGAACTGCTCACGCTCGTAGACCAGGCACCACAGCGCGTAGGCGAGGGTGACGATGGTGCTCTTGGCGTGCCCGCGGGGCGCGGCGACGGCGAGGTAGGTGCCGCGGCGGGCGCTCATGCCTGCGAGTTCGGCGAAGAGCTCGGTGTGCATCGGGCAGAAGGGACGGTCGAAGAGCGGCGCCAGGTAGATCCGGGCGAACGCCTCGGGCGAGGCGGCGCCGAGCGACCGCCGCTGCTTGGACAACACCGAGGCCACCGCGCCCGCGTACCTGGCGTCAATCCTCATGGGCACTCTCTGCTACGGTGTCAGCTGCAGTGACGGTCGCGACGATGTCGCGGACGCTGGTGGCGATGGCCGCGCGGGTGACGGCGTTCTCGGCTTCCTCAAGGCCGGCGCCGCCGGAGATCAGCTTGATTCGATCGATCTCTGACTGAAGGTCGGCGAGGGACGGGATCGCCTCCC